AAGGACTATTCCAAGTAAATTTACAGATGATAATCTAGATTTACAATACATAAATTACTATTTTAACCCAGTAAGTATTTGGAATCACCCACATCATAATGCTTCTCCAAAATTAGATGTAGCAACCCAACTTAATTCCCTTTCAGCCCAACAACAGAATGATTATAATAAAACAGATGTTGGTTATGTAAGAAGAGTAGAAGATGGATCAACAGATATAAACTTAAATTATTTATATTATCCAAATCCAACACAAAATACTTTTGTTGAAAAAACAGATATACACCCCTTATTACCATTTGCTGGGGATGTAATGTTTGAAGGTAGAAATGGTCAAAGTATTCGTTTTGGAAGTACATCAAAACTCTCTTCTGATATCTCACTAATCCCCGAAATTTTAAATAATTGGTCATCAACAGGAAATAATGGTGATCCTATTACAATAATTAGAAACGGGCAACCAACAAATACAAGTAATGAAGGTTGGATTCCTATAACTGAAAATATTAGAAAAGATTTATCTTCAATTTATTTAACATCGTATCAACAATTAAAAGATTTTAAGGTTGCAAGTGAATTATATCAATCATATAAAACTGAACCAATTGCCCCAAGTCAATTTACTTTACCACAAATAGCTATTAATTCAAATAGAGTAGTAATAAATGCTTCATCAGACAGTGTATTATTAAGTGCTGAAAAATCCATAGGTTTATCTACTGGTGGAAGTGTTAATATTGATGCTATTTCAAATTATATAAGCTCAAATGACATTAGGTTAGGTTCTAAAGATGCAAAACAACCAATTTTATTAGGTGATGCTACTATTGATATTTTAAGAGATTTAACATTTGCTATTAAAGATTTAGCTACAATTCTTCAAGTTGAAAGAAATGGTCTCGAAACTGATTTAAACGGAGAAGTAAAATTTGTTACATCATATAATCCTATCGCAGGAAATGCTATTATATGTTTAGATTCTATTATAACATCATTAAATGATGGTAGTCTTAAATCTAAATCTACAAAAATAATATAATGGCTTTAGACACAACAACTAATGGATCTGGATCTATGAATACAGGATCTATAAATATAGGGATTGAAATAGATTTAGCAGACGTTTTATCTTTAGCAGGCATAACCCTTCCAAATATCCCTCCAACAGGTTCAATACCTTCCCCACCCAAAAAAATAAAATTACTTGAGATAAGTGGCATAGTTGTAGATTCAACAACTAATGAACCTTTATCTGGAGTAGTAGCTACTAATGAATATTTTGATACAAATAGAACTAATAAAAAAGGAGAATTTACTATAAACCAACCCTCCTTATTAGATACAGGTTTACCTCCTTCTAAATTTCCTATAAATTTTCGTAAAAGAAAATATTCCCAATTAAAATCAATCCCATATACTTCAACTGGAGATCTTAAATTTAATTTAGGAATTATTAAATTAAACCCAAATGAATCTAACATAAAAAAAGAAATTACAGAGCTTTTAAGATTTTCTCCTTCTACTGTAGAAAAATATGCTACTAAAGATACTACATTTGAATTTACAATGCAGAAAAAATTAAATGTATCTATAAATGATTTAAAAAGTATGGTTATACCTTTATTATTAGGTTTAATTGCACAGTATGGAATTAGTGAGATTCAAAAACTAGCAGAAAAAGCTAAAATTGATCCTAAGGCAGCATTTGATGAAATAAAAGATCTAATTTCTTGTCCTACCCAAGATGAGATGACTAAATTAATATCTACTAAAAATAAATTAGTCAAAAAGATAAATCAAACGCTAAAAGTTATAAATTCAATTACAGATACATTAGCTCAAGCAGAAAAAATACTTGGACCAGCAACTATAGGGCTTAAAGTTTTAGAACAATTACCAACCCCAACAGCAGTAGCAGGAGTAGGTATTCCTATTAATGTAATTAATACAATTCAAAAAACAATCAAAATTTTAAGCCAATTAATATCAAAAATTAATGTAGTAAATGTTGCTCTTTTATCTATACTTACTTTACTTAAGCTTGTATTAGCCCAAATACTTGATTTTTTAAGTTTATTAGATCTTTTAATCCAATATTGCTATCCAAACACAGATCAATCCCAATTACAAGTATCAATCGAATTAACAACATTAACCAATCAACAATCTCAACAATTATCCCCAGTAATTACAAATGTAAATGGGTTTGAAATGGGAGTTGAAACTGAAGTAACAAATAACTCCTTAAAACGTCGAAGAGCTATAGCAACAAATAAACAAGGTGTTGTAATGCTAAAAGGAGAATTTTCATTTAGTTCAATTGATCAAATATTAATTGATGAACTTGTATTCTATATTCAACAAAATGATTTAAAAGCAGATTAACCCTATATTTATAACCATATGAAAACCATAGATTTTAAAAAATTAATTAAAGAAGCAGTAAGAGAAGTAATTCAAGAAGAATTAAAGGATATTTTATTAGAAGCATTAAAGTCTCCTAAACAAATAATTAAAGAATCTTATACACCACCTTCTACACCTCTACAACCATCTTATGCACCTCCATCAATAGATTTTAGATCTAAATATGCTGAAGTATTAGGTGAGACAGCTTTAAGTTTTACATCACAAGACGCTCAACCCTCATTTAGACCACATGGTGATCCTGTAAATGGAAATTTAGGATCAGGTGAATTAGGTATGGATCAAATTATGGGACTTTTAAACACTAAATAATGGCATTTAATCCCCAACAGATTAATCCAAATGATCTAAATCCAAATATTGGGTTAGGAATTAGTATTCCTTTTTCTAATCCGGGGATATTTGCCTCAACATATAACACCAATGAAGCTGTTAAAAATAATTTAATTAATTTTTTCTTAACAAACCCTGGAGAACTTCCCCTAAATCCCACATTTGGAGCTGGATTAAGAAATTATTTATTTGAACAAGCAAATGAAAATACATTTTCAAATATAGAATCTTTTGTAAATCAAAAAATTAAATTATATTTTCCAATGATTAAAGTAAAAAAATTAGATGTTTTAACCTCTCCATCAACCCCAAATTCTATAATAATAAATTTACAATATTATGTTGTTAATTCTAATATTAATGGAACCGTAACTTTTAATTTTAGCATATGACCCCTACTAATAGAGATATAAAATATATCAACCGTGATTTTTCCCAATTTAGATCACGTTTAATAGAATATTCTAGAACATATTTCCCCCAAACATATACTGATTTTTCTCCTACATCTCCGGGTATGATGTTTATAGAACAAGCTTCATATGTTGGAGATGTTTTAAGTTTTTATTTAGACAACCAATTTCAAGAAACATTCATGCAATATGCTCAACAAACAAACAATGTGTTTGAATTAGCATATATGTTTGGATATAAACCTAAAACCACAGGAGTAGCACAAACTAAAATTACTTTTTACCAACAAATCCCCTCAAAAACATCAGCATCTATTGCATTTCCCGATTTTGATTATTCTTTAGTAATAAATGAAAATACAACAATATCATCCCCTAATGGAACTAACTTTTTAATTCAAGATAAAATAGATTTTTCAGTTTCTAGTTCTTTAGATCCAACTGAAATTTCTGTCTACCAAACTTCAGGTAATTCACCACAATATTACCTTTTATCAAAAACCAGAAATGCTATTTCTGCTACAATAAAAACAGCAACATTTAATTTTGCAACCGCACAACCATTTTCAACAGTAAATATCCAAGATAATAATATTATTAAAATATTAGATGTTACTGATTCTGATGGAAATAAATGGTATGAAGTAAATCATTTAGGGCAAGAGATGGTATTAGATACAATCAAAAATACTAATATTAATGATCCTAATAAAACCGATAATACTCCTTATTTATTAAGACTTAAAAAGGTAGCTACACGATTTTCAACCCGTTTTACTTCCCTTTCCAATCTTCAAATCCAATTTGGTTCGGGAACACCAGAAACAATTACTGAAGAAATAGTTCCAAATCCTAATAATGTAGGGATTGGATTACCTTTTAA